ATCAGAAATCGATATGGCTGGTAGAGAATTACTTAAAGCACAAGAATATGCAGCTAAATTAAGTCAAATGGTACCGTCTCTTCCAGGGTTAGATGGATGGGTTGCCTCTAAAATTACAAAAGCTTCTGATTATCTGTCTTCTGTATTTCATTTTCTCGATTATGAGATGAATGAAAAGAGTGAAGTCGTTGTAGATGTAGAAGAAATCGAAGCTCCAGTAGAAGTCTTTAATGTTGGGTATGAAGAAGCAGAAAATACTTGACCACATTCCTAAGTAACAGTTGTTATGAAAAAATTTAATCAATTCTTCCTAGAAAAACAAGTTTTAGGACTCATAGAGTTCTTTGACGTAGATGGTATTGGTAAGATACCATCAAAGCTTGACTCTGGTAACGGGGCATTTAACGTTATACATGGGGAAGATATACAGGTTCAGGGTGATAAGGTTCTTTTTAAGACGGTTAACAACAAACATCTTATGAAAGATAAGGTGGATGACATCGTTATTAACGTTGGTGCTGGTAATACTGAAGAAAGACCTGTAGTTAACTTCGATCTTAAGATTGGTAATAAAGAATTCAAAGATATACCCTTCTCAGTTGGAAATAGATCTTCCAACCTATTTAAAATCTTAGTAAGTAAAGATTTTATTGAGAAAGAGCTTGATGCTCTTATCGATGTCAGTCAAGAAGATATTGCTGGTAAAGAAGTTGAGGCTACTTATTAGTTTTATTGTAATACAAAAAAGGTATCGTATTCAAGCTTAACTCTTTTATAGTTTAATTTAGTTAATTTTTTATGGATATTATCCATTCCCGTTTTACCAAAAAATTCCTTGTCTTTATATTCTGTATAACATGCTTTAGTATCAAAGCCAAAATTTTCAGTAATAATATTATTAATTTTTACCGTACTAAAATCAATACTGTTTAATATTGCAAAATCAAAGCCCTCTGTATCTAACATAAGAAGTTCTATTTCTTTAATATTATGCTCTACGCAAATATCATTAAAATTATATGCGCTGACTGTTATCGGTTGTAATTCTTGTTTATTCCAGTTCGTCATAGGTGCTAATGTACAATGTTGCGTCCTACTCGAATCGTTTTCCGGAAAATAAAGATCCACCTCACCTACTTCTTTATAATGAACAACTCCTTCAATAAGGTTATAATTTTTACCTTTATAGCTTTCATGAATTTTACTATATAAACCTTCCAAAGGTTCTACTAAAAATGTTTTTTTTGGTTGGTATTCTTCAACTAATAATCTAAATGCATCGTTTCCGTCATTTGTACCAATTTGAAAAAATAATTTATTAGATTGTATATCTAAATACTTTTTAGCAGCGTTATAGTTTTCTTCTTCATTCATAACTTAATACCAAGTAGGCCTCCAGCGTAACGTCCAAGTAGCAAAGTCCTTATCATGACGAATATACTCTCTATACTTATCGATAGTTGAAAGATGTTCAAACCCTTCTACTTTTCTACAATCACAATCATCACTAATAGCTACTGCATAATTAGTTAGACCGGTTTTATTCATAATTGTATTATGAATATTTTTACCGCACCATTCAATAAATGTTTTTGTAAAATGCTCCTTAGATTCAGGCCACCTATACATACGCTCAGTAAACATCTCTAATGTATGATCGACTAACCACTTAAAGTTATCTTTAGTTTCACGAGCCCATATAGAACATTGATGATTGAAGTAACCTTTACCTCTCCTCCGAGGTTTACCGGTAGAAGTCCTAGGAGTAGATGGATGATCTAATACTTCTTGAGGAAATGCATGAGCTAACATAATAGCTCCTTCAATCTGCATTTTAGATCTTACATGTTGATCGCAAAGATTGTGAGTAGAGACGATAGGATCGTCATCCGTTACAAAAATATTCATTCCTTTATTATAAGATCGTTCCTTACCTTAATCCAGTCGACTCAAAAACGTCTCTAGTAACACCAGCCTTAAAGCCACCTTCAATACCCTTTACGATAACTGAAATAGCATTATGACTATGTAAACTTTCATTATGAGAAGCAACAATCTTAAAGTCTAGGATACGAGATTCGTTAGTAAGCTTTTCATATAACAATCTTACAGCATCTTCTACAAACTTTAAGTAAGCACCGTTCTTTTCAGCAAATGCTTGCTCATCTTCTCGTTTAACCATAACTTGAGTTTCAGTTTGTAGAGCATCAAGACATAATTCTTGAATATCTTCAATCCAAAGCATATCTTCAAATCTTACACTTACACGAGCAACACTTCTTTGACTATGAGGTACAGTAGCTCTATTACGATACTTCTCAGCATGTTCACTCAATTCAAAACTACAAGGACAAGCAGAAGAATAAACAAAATCAAAATGAATATACTTCTTAAACTCACCTTCTTTAGTTAAGTCGCCTTCAAATACTACATCATAATATTGATAACCTTCCAACCCACTACGTAAACTTTGTTGCTTAATAGGATAAGAAATCTTAAGCATTATTCTTGAGTCAAAACATTTAAGATTATTTTTATAAGTTTCTAAAACGTCTTTAATTTTATCAATACTAAATGTCTCATCCTTATGATCATAAAAACTTCTCATAATACGTGACATATTAATGCCTTTCTTATGAGCCTCTAAACTAACACTACCAGTTACACTTGTTTCTAGTTCAATAGTCTTACCATTTCTCTTCTTATAAGTCAAAGGTAGTTTAAAGTTATGAATACCTACTTGCTGAATAGGAACTGCTGCACCCTGAATCAAGCTAGAAGGTCCATTTTGCAGATCAGGTAAAGAAGAAATATACTTTTTAGTAGCGTTGACGTTTTTATCATAAACTCGAATAGGAGGAAAATAACTACTGCTATATTCTTCACCCATTATTTCTTTTGCAATAACATCTTTTTCGCCAGTAAGTTCATCATCCTCTCCTAGCCACTCATAATTAGAATCTTTTTTACTTTTACTCATTTATATGATACTATTATAACTACAATATTTGATTTTCAAGACTAAATATTGTATATGGCGAAAATGTCACAAAAAGAACTGGTTGAAGAAGGTTTTTCAGATAAGATACGTGGTATAGCGAAAGCGGTTAAAACCGGTGTTAAGCAAGCTGCACAGCAAGGTGTAAATTTAGATACCGGTCAGCTAACTACGGGGATGTATAAGTCATATAAAGGCGAGCAACCGGTTGCGTTCCTTAAGCAAGCCCTAGCAAATGATAAAGATATTGGAATAGTTAAAATTGACAAGAGTAATATTAAAAAACAACAAGCAAGTGGTAAGAAAGGTTACCTGGGTCGAATTGTTGGACCGAAAACAGTAACTTTAATTCCATTCGAAGGTACTTTATATAATAAGAAGGAGAGGCGTTATGAAGGACCTGGTGCTGGCACTTCACCTCCACCTGATGCTGTAAATGCGGAGCTTAAAAATGAAGCGACGGCATATATGGGTGATTCGAGAGGTGAAGGAGGTAAGTATAAACCGGTAAGTGAGAAAGGATCAGTAAAAGGACAACTGGTAAGTGCCTTAACCAAGATAGGTATAGATGATCAATCAGCAAAAGAGTTCACTGAGTATTTAAGTAGAAATATGAAACCATTTCTTGCAAGGGTACAGAAAACGAGAGCTGGACGTGGTTATGATTTTACGTTTGATCCTGATGCAGCACTCGGTGTAGCTAAGACAACAAAGAAGGCTCCGAAATTTCCTAAAGCGGGGGGTGTTGCCGAGGGACCTACAGTGCAAGAGATACAAGATAACCCTCCTAAAACAAAAAAGTTAGTTGTACCAGAAGGTTTTTCTTTAAGAGATATTCTTCGATTATCTAGTTTTCTTATATTAGAAAAGGAAACAGATGCTGAGTTAGCACGGTTACTTGGATTTAAGTCTAGACAAGAAATGCGCGATGCTTTTAGAGAAGCAGGAGGTAAGCGTAAATGGCTAGAGCAAAATCCGGAGGCTGTGAAATCAGCTGAAGCTCTACGTCGGCGAAAGGAGAGGGGCCAGGGTATTGGTGATAAAGAGGAACCTAAAGAAGAGCCTAAAGAAGAGCCTAAAGAAGAGCCTGAAAAGGAGGATTTTTCTGAATATAAAAAAATGGGCCCAGCAAAATTTATTGCTAATTTATCCGATGAACAAATGGAATCCTTGTTAAAGGATATTCAAGAGATACAACCTGGACTAAACGTGCAATTTAAATTAAAAGCATCACAAGACTATCTTGATAGAAAAGAACAAATAGAGAAAGGCCCGAAATCAGATTATCAAGGTGAAACAGGAATGTTTGTAGCAGAGATATTTAGAACGAAAGATGGATTACAGCTTGGCGATATATATAGACAAGAAGATCCAACAGACGTTGTTAGAGGCGCGCAACAAAGTAAGAGTAAAGAAGAAGTCAAACTATCCCCATTTGATAAAGCAGTAGAAACCTTAAAGACTAAGAACAATCTTAAAGCTAACGCGCTAGCAGATGCAATCAAAGATATTAAGGATGTTAATATAATAACTAAGATTACCGGTAAAGAGGAAGGGGTTAGATTATCTGACGAGGATATAGTAAAAATTAAAAACGAGTTAATTAAGCAAAATATCATTAAAGAAAAAAGTTCTCAAAAAATACTGCTAAGACAGTTGACTTTGCTTTCCCGATAATTAATTAACCGAGATTGGGACGAGGGAGACCTTTTTAAATTCATCTCTGCAGTTGATTTTTACTTGCATCCCTATATAATATTATTATGACTTATACATCTTCGAAGGTAATCGAATTAGGATCAACAGCATTTCGTCAGCCTAATGCAGATTCACATTGCAAATATTTACACGGCTATCAATTAAAAGCAGAACTTACTTTTGGTTGTGAGAAGCTAGATAATAATAACTGGGTATTTGATTTTGGTGGTTTAAAACAGCTTAAAGAAATTTTCAACAATCAATTTGATCACACTACTGTTATTTCTGGTTTAGATCCGGAGCTAGATACTTTTAAAGATCTACAGAATAAAGGTATTATTCAACTAAGAATTCTAGAAACTGGTGTAGGTATTGAAAAATTTGCTGAATGGGTATTTAAGACTGCAGATACGTATATTGAAGAAGCAACTGAAGGACGCGTTTGGGTTAAAAACGTAACAGTATTTGAGCATGGTAATAATTTTGCGTCATGTCATAAGGCTGTAACAGCTGGTACAACGTTTGTTAATGAAGAGGGTACTAAAACACATGTTGTTGAAGATATAGATCTAGAGGAACCGATTACTACAACAGAACCACCTCGCGCAGAATACGATCCGCCGGTAAATCCAAGAGCTGCTAATGTTGGACCTGCTAAAAAAAGTAACAACTTTAGTAACCCGTTTGAAGGTACATCTTGGGGTGCTTAGGTACCAAGTACTGAGCAAATAAAACGAAGTATTTTGCTTCGAGCTATTTCCGAATTACCAAATTCGTAGGAATATATGTCATTATCTGTGCACTGCTTATTGTTAAACTTGTTAAATATTTCTCTGTAGCCAGATTTGTTAACATCAGCTTGATTACAATCACCTATTACAATATAACGCGAATCTCTCCCAAATCTTGTTAAGATTGTTGTAAGTTCCTTACGTGATAAGTTTTGCGCTTCATCAACAATTACTAGCGATTTATTAAAGGTTAACCCTCTCACAAAGTTAACAGGTATCGCTTCAACAATACCTTTTTGTTTTAACATACTGTAAGTACCTCTATCTGCAATTTCGGTTACCTTTTCTTCAAGGGGTATTGAATAGGGTGAAAATTTATCATCAATTTCACCTGGTAAGGATCCTAGACTTCTTTCAGCAGACTCAGCAACAGATCTAATATATACCATTTTGCTGAATTCTTCCTGTTTTATTAACTCAAGACCTGCATATACAGCAATATATGTCTTCATACTACCGGCTGGTCCATCAACGAATCCCATCTTTGTCTTTGGATTTTTAATACAGTTATAAAACTCTCGATGCTTTGGATTAAAATAGAATGGACGCTTAATCTTAAAATTAAATAACCAATTCTTTTGTAATGATTCTGTAAGCTCTATATCTGGTGAGCTTACCCGACGTAAACGGGCTGTTTTTACACTCATTAATAATATTTAGTTGAAAAACTGGTAGTTTCATAATATAATTAAAGAAATATGATTGATTGTACTAAAGAAACTCTATTGGTATCAGATGATAAGGCATTTTATACACTTGAAGGTGAAGGTGAATATGTTGGAATGCCGTCAGTCTTTTTTAGACTGTCGATGTGTAACTTAACGTGTAAGGGATTTGCTTCTGAAGATTCTCCTCATGGTTGTGATTCTTATATTTCGTGGTCTGTTAAAAATAAAATGACTTTTAATGAGATTTTTGAATACTTTGAAAAGCATAAACTTGTAGATAAGTTACGTGAAGGTGCAATCTTTAAACTTACTGGTGGTGAACCTATGGTACAACAAAAGCAGCTACTTAAGTTTATTAAAGCATTTATATATAAGTATGATTTTCACCCTGTAATTGATTTTGAAACGAATGCTACAATTCAACCTGATGAAGCTTGGATAAAGGAGTTTCATGCTACCTTTACAACATCTCCTAAACTAACATCAAACGGTGATCCAGAAAAAAGATCATACAAGCCCGAAGTTTTAAAGTGGCATAGAGAGGTAGGATCAGGGTTTAAATTTGTTATTAACTCTGATGAAGATATTAACGAAATATGGCGTAAGTATGTCGACGATGATACTGTTCGAGTACCCACTAATCGTATATGGTTTATGCCTTGCTGTGGTAGTAGGCAGGAACATGTTGAAAAAGCTCCCGCTGTAGCAGAATATGCTAAAGCTATGAATGTTAACTTTTCTCCTAGGTTACATTTGCTTATATGGGATATGGCTTTAAAGGTTTAACTCCATATATATAATATGAGAATTGCATTTTCAGGTACGGGGAATAGTGGTAAGACCACACTCTTAAGAAGCTTTTTATATTCATGGACTAATTATACGACTCCTAAAAAAACGTATAGAGACATATTACAGGAGGAAAAGCTACCACATTCTTCGAAGCTAACTACCAAAACACAAGAGTCAATACTTAACTTTATGGTTGATGATGTTCAATCAGCTAGTAAAGATGATAAGATTGCTTATGATAGATGCCCTCTGGACGCTATAGCGTATTCAATGTGGGCTCATGATAAACAAATCGAAGGTTTTACAAAGACGTTTGTTACGAAACAAATTAATTTAATGAGAGAATCAATGAGATCTCTTGATATTATTTTCTTATGTCGTTTTGATCCTAATCAGGCTATACAGGACGATGGCTTTCGTGATACAGATAAAAAATTTATCGTAGAAGTTGATAATATTTTTAATTCTCTGTATAGGCAATATACAGAACATCCAGAAGCTGATATATTTTTTCCAAAAGGCGACTCACCATGTATTATTCTTCTTCCGGATAACGGTCAGGAGAGAATTGATCTAATAGGAGAGTATGTAACACCGGAAGGTGATATGTACGGTGATGAGAGCTCTCTCTTTAGTCCAGAAAATCTTAATCAGTTAGAAGAATTAGTAAAACAACAACAAACTGCTCATGAAGCTGAAGAAAAAGAAAAGGAACTTAAAAAGAAATTCGGGTTACCACCCGGAGGTATACCACCTGTAGCGCTATGAGTAAAATTGGAGTAGGTATTATTACATGTAATAGGGTAGACATGTATAAAAAATGTCGTGATTCTATACATGAGGATTGGTATGATGAATTAGTTACTGTAAATGATGGTGATAAAAGTATTATATGTCATATAGGTGATTATATAGAAACAACAGGTGGTGAAGGGGTAGGTAAAGCTAAAAATTTAGCTTTTAAACATCTTTTAGAAAAAGGCTGTGATTACATCATCTTAGTTGAAGATGATATGTTGTTTAAGGGTAATCTTTTTGAGCAATATATTAAAGCACATAAAGAAACTGGTATACACCACTTTATGTTTGCATACCACGGACCGGCAAATAAAGCAGGAATAAGTAGAGGTAAGCCAGTTCCACGTAAGGTTGTTGATTATGGTAATGTTAAGATCGCTTTAAATCAGCATTGCGTTGGAGCTGTTTGTTTTTATACAAAACAGTGCCTAGACGAGGTTGGGTTATACGACGAGTCTTACACTAATGCATTTGAACATGTTGATCATTCATATGAATTGGCAAAAGCTAGTTACAGTACACCTTATTGGTGGTGGGCTGATATTGAAAATAGTCTAGACTATGTCGAAGAACAAGCATGTTCTGAAGATAACTCAGCAATTAGACCGCGGGTGGATTGGCAATCAAACATTCAAAAATCAGCTATAAGATTTTCAGAAAAACATGGTGTATCACCAGTACATGTATCTGATACTCCGGTAGCTGAAATTGTTAACAAACTCAAACAAATTAAAAATGAAAATAGACCTGTTTTGTCCGAGTAGGGAGAGAATTAATAAAGTATTAACGTTTATTTGTAGTATCATTACTACAGCTAAAGATATTAATAATATTAATTTAGTTTTAGGTATTGATGATGATGATCCAAAGCTTGATCATTATTTAAAAATAGCTCAAAATTTAGATTTTATACAAGTAGTACGATATCCGGAGGGTCTTATTGAAAAGATCGGGTTATGTGGATTATGGAATGTAATGGCTGAGCAAACAACGAATGAAATTATTGCTATGGTTGGTGATGATATGAAATTTGAAACACCAGATTGGGATGAAAAAATACTCAAGGAATTTTCTAATAAAGAAGATAATTTTTATCTTATACATTGTAATGACGGTATGAGAGGACCCGGTAATAAGTATGCTAATGTACCACCACTAGCAGTAAATTCGTTTATACATAGAGACTATGTTGATACAGTCGGTCACTATATGGAAGAGGTAGAACCTAATACATTTGGTGATACATATCTAGATAAAGTATTTGAACTCTTGAATCGTAAAATTTATTTTCACGATATTATGATAAGACATATGCACTTTTCTGAATATGGTGGAAAGGATCAGGTATCAGTTAATATTGAAAAGACGAGAGAAGGTATATGGGATGACCCTGCCATTTTTGAAGAAAAATTAATGCCGGAAATCCTTAAAGAGGTAGAAATTATAAAAGCAAAAATTGCATGAATATTTACACACATTATAGTGATTCGCATAAAGAACTGTATGAAGATTTTTTTAAGCCGTCTTTAAGAGATATATATAATAAAAAAGAAGTATCTATTCGCGCAGCTTACCACAAACAAACTACCAATCAAGGTAAGTTTATGGAAGCTGGTTGGCTCGATAGTATGAGATATAAGTTACAAGTTATACTTCAAGCTATAGAAGAAAATAGTAATGATTATTTCATCTTTGCTGATACAGATATTGTTTTTTATAATGATTTTATTGATGACCTAAAAGAATCACTAGGTGATAAAGATATAGCATGTCAAGAGGATTGTAATTCTCTATGTGCGGGATTTTTTATAGCTCGTGGTAATGATAAAAACAAAAAACTATTTACTGAAATATATAATAACTTTACAGAAATGGTGAATGATCAAGTAGCGTTAAATCGATTAAAAGACATGGTTGATTATAAGTTTCTTGATAAAGAAAAATATTATACCATCGGTAATTTTTATGATAATCCTGACGGTACACATGTTTGGGACGGAGTTACACATATTATACCTCCAAAAAATATGAAGATTCATCATGCTAACTACGTAGTTGGGGTAGAGAGTAAAATTAAGCTTATTAAAATGATAAAAGAAAAATATTTACAAAATGATAATTGATGGAAATAACTTTATAAGTCACCATTTAAAAAATAAAATTCCTTTTACAGCAGGTAAACTTGGAGGCAACGAGCTTCAAATTATATGGTGTACTCTTAATAAGTCTAATCCATGGGGTCAGCAATTTTTGAAAGAAACGCAAGATGTAGCAGGTCTATATCCTGTTAATAATGATACTTTTACATGGTTTACAGACACTATACTTGAAGATTTAAAATATTTAGACTTAGTTCCTGTTTGGAGAGAAAACGTACTTCCGGGATTTGAAAAAAATATATATGAAAAATATTGTAGTAAAGTAAACATTACAAAATTACAGCATTTAGAGCCATATTTTTTCGATGATCCATGGACATCATACTTAGAAGGTAAAAGGGTTGCTGTTTTTTCACCATTTGCGGCATCAATATCTAATAACTTTAAAAATCTTAATAAAATATGGAACAATAAGATAACCTCTAATTTTGATCTTATACCAATACAATATCCAACAGCAATAACCATTACAAAAGATTCGCCGTATAATAATTCACGTGAAATATATGATGAAATGTTAGATAAGGTTAAGAGCTTAGACTTTGATATAGGTATTTTTGGTACAGGTCATACAGGTCTTTTACTGGCATTAGAGTGTAAAAAGATTGGCAAGACAGGAATACACTTAGGCGGTGCAACACAAATTTTATTTGGTATAAAAGGTAATAGATGGGATAAAATGGAAGAGTTTCAACCGTTTTTTAATGAACACTGGACACGACCTCTGGATAATGAAACACCAGATCGTATAGATGTTGTAGAACAAGCTTGTTATTGGTAATATGAGAGTAATAATAGAATATGACCCATGGGGTCGTTTAGGTAATAGAATGTTTCAATATGCATTTGCATATTTGTTAGCTGAAAAATTTAACTGTGAATTATTCTATAGAGAAGGTTTACCAAATTTTGGAATTGAACCCAAGCCAGTTGATGGATTACAATCTAATGTTTTAAAGGCAAGGTCTCTAGGCGATCAGCATTTTGATTTTGATGCAATTAAGGATTTTGACGGTGATATAATTCTTGACTCTTTTGTACAGCAGTCAAAATACTATATTGATAATCGCGATACGTTAAGAAAGATATTTGGAATTAGAGATTTAGATACTATTAACAAAGACTCATTAGTATTACATGTAAGAGGTGGTGATTATCATCAACTAAAGCAGTTTTTAGGTTTAGACTTTTATAAAGGTCTTATAGATTCTTCTGGATTTTCAAAAGTTAAAATTGTTACAGATGATCCAAAATGTGAAACTGTAGCAAATTTATTAGAATATGGTTGTGAGCTTGAAACATCCTCGCAAGGACCAGATTTTAATATTAATGGAGATAGAAGTGCAATGGATGACATGAAGACATTACTATATAGTGAAAATCTGGCTATATCACAATCTTCTTTTGCATGGTGGCCAGCATTTTTAGGTACACATAAAAAAATTATTTTTCCATATAGTCTTACACTTGATACACAATCATGGCCATTAAATCCAAAACACGATGATATTGATTTATATTTTGATATTAACGGCTCTTCGAGTAAATACATTAACAAATCATGATTGTAGACTTTAAAGAGTTAAGAATACCATACGATCATCCAACGTATCCGCCCTATCACGAAGGATACTATATGGAAGAATACTTTTATAAGTATTATCTTAAGAATAAAAAAGAATTTGATAAAACTGGATTTACACTTATACCTATTTTTTGGACTAATGTGTACATTATGGAGCATAAGGGAGCTAATAAACGTAGATTAATACAACCATTTTTAAATGCTTTACCAGACGGTCAGTATTTTTCTGTATCACAGCACGATGATGCAGTTGAAGAACAGTTACCGGCAGGGACATTATCATTTGAAGGGGGTGGTAATGGAAACGGTATACCTCTACCTCTTATATGCTCTAAAATACCCTCAGTACCAGACAAAAAAGAAAAAGATATTTTTTGTTCCTTCGTTGGTTCGGCATCGCACCCTATACGTGATACTATTAGAGATACTTACGCAAATGATAATGACTTTCAATTGTATATGAAGCATTGGACAGAAGCTGTACCAGAAGAGCAACTTAATTTTTTTATAGATGTAACTAATAGATCTAAGTTTTCTCTTTGTCCAAGAGGTTACGGCGCTCAAAGTTTTAGATTTTATGAAATAATGCAACTTAATTCAATACCGGTTGTTGTGTATGATAAAAAATGGTTTCCTTTTGAAGATGTAATTGATTATGAATCTTTTTGTGTGTTAGTTCATGAAACAGAAATACCAAATTTGAAGAATAAGTTAAGTCAAATTACTGATAAGCAACAAGAACAAATGCTCGCAAGTGGTAAAAAAATCTATGAAAAGTATTTTACACTTGAAGGGATGTGTAAACAAATACTTAGAATACTTCAAGCAAGCGCTACTCCGTCGTTTGATAGTTGTATGAGCCTTTCGGTAGACTATTTAACGAAACCAACTAACATAGAAGATTGGGATACAATTAAAAAAGTTTACAACAATTATATTACGTCGCCAAAGGGTAAAGATGTTATACCAAAGATTATACATCAGATATGGCTAGGGGGAGAGATGGCTAAACAAGAAGAAGAAGCATGCCGGTTAATAAAGGAGAGTTGTGAAAAAAATAAATGGGAGTATAAGCTATGGACAGATAACGATGTCGAAGACTTAGGTGATTTTAAAAATAAAAATCTCTTTGACAAGACACCAAATTTTGGCCAAAAATCTGATATATTGAGAAACGTAATTTTATATAAATACGGTGGTGTGTACATAGATACAGACTTTATTCCTATAAAGCCTTTCAATGAATTATTAGATTTAGATTTTTTTTGCGGAGTTGCATATGATGATTGGCCATCATGCTTAAACAGTATTATGGGATCTAAACCCAAGGGCAAGGCAATAACAGCTATGCAAAACTATGATAAAGAAATAGAATGGCATGATGGAATGGCAGTTATCGATACAACAGGCCCCTACCATACAACTCGTAAAGTACTTGAAACTATAGATAATAAAACCGTTGTATTTCCTAATTCATATTTTTATCCATATCCTTGTTTTCCGAGACATCGAACCCGAGGTGATGATCCACGAGACTATATTAAACCAGAAACATTTTGTGTGCATCTCTGGGCTCAAACCTGGAATTAAAATTATTTATACTTAAGTAAGTTATATGTTGATTGACATGGTAGGGCGTAAAATATTACTTGTGGTAGCAATATACCCTGAAAAAATTCAAAAGATTTTTAATGAATTTATTTCACCGAGAAATAAAGAATATGCGTTAAAGCATAATTATGAGTATATAGAAATAACTGATAAAAAACAGATTAAAAAGAAAATACAACAAAGAAGAGAAAATCCAAGTTGGACAAATTTTTTGCTGTATGATGATTGGATCGATAATGGGGAAATTAATAACGGTGATATTATTGTAACATTGGATGCAGATATGTATATGGTTAATATGGACCATGACTTTGCGACAAACAAATCTTTTACATATTCTATTGACTCTGGTAATACACATTGCATGGGTTGGCATAGTATAAAAATAAATGAATGGTCTAAACAATTAGTAAAAAATATAGTATCAGATGAAAGGTACGAAAAATTTAAACATTTAACGAACCATGATGGACTTTCTTTTTGGGGCATATGGAGCGAGCAAGCGAGTTGGTATTCACTTGCTGGTATAACGATGCATAGTGATATACCATATTTTCAAATTAAGGACTTTGGCTGGAATAGTGACAGTCAGCAAGATCCTCAATATACGCCACGAGAATTATATGAGCATGTAGAAATTAAGCATACAAAATATAATGTTACAGAATGGCCAGGTGAAAGTAATTGTGATTATAATATTAATAAACTATCAAATCCAAAAGATGTTATTTTAAGACATTTTGTAAGTGGTCAATTATGGAACGATCAGATGATAGACTCAGGTAATTATATTAACCTAATAAACAGGTGGAAGCATGTTTAAGTTGAATAATAATCAATATATCATATAATCATTATAATGATTATTAAAGAAGGCGTATACGATGGAAAATTAATTCACGAGAGATTTGCTTACAAATATTTTCGTAAGCAGGTATCACCATATGGTAATATTGTTGCATTTAGAGCTCCTATGTATGTTAAAGAGGAGCTCATCGATTTAGAAGATACATTAAGTAATGACTATATTCACAGTCAAGACGCTATAAATTTTTGCTGGGAAATTCCTAATTTATGTCCATTTGGTGCAGTTTCATTTCAAAGACTGTTTAATACTGCAATTGCTAATATTTTATCTAATATTATTCAAAAACCTATCGTGGTAGATGGTGATGATTTGTTAGTTCAAGATGAGTTTGTAGGTGTTGATAAGCAAGTTCGACAGTCTGGTAAAGTAAGTGTTTCGATTACTTACTCGAAAGATAGTGTAGCTGTAGGTCATACCGGTATCAATATTGTAGCTGGTGATAAAGCTCCTGCGTTTGCTTACTCTTCTAATCTATCTGAGAAAAAGGCTGAAGAGTTTATGACTGCTGTAATTGATTACTTTAATAATGAAGTTGCTGATCAGTTTGTTGCTACTACAAAAGTAATTGTATGAATTTTTTTCAACTGCAAAATAAATTATTTTACTCTAAGAAAGATAAAGCGCAAGATTTAGACGCAGAAGGTGAACAGGCATTCGTACCCTTCTTGTTTAATCGCTGGCTCTCTTTCTATAATAACGATATGTCGGTCTTTACGAATGAGACATTGAATAAATTTAGTACTATATTTGAAAATAAACAAGACGCTTATAAATTATATTACTATTTGATTCCACGACTGAAATTTAAAAGAATATCCTACATTAAAAAAATTAAAAAGGATAAAGATGAGGAAGAAAACCTAAACTTACTCGCAAAAAATAAAAATATTTCAGTTCGAGAATTAAAAAGCTATATTAAAGATTATGAGTAAAACAGCGTTAGTTTTAGGAGCTGGTGGATTTATTGGCAACCATTTAGTATCACGTCTTAAAAAAGAGGGATATTGGGTAAGAGGCGTTGATTTAAAGTTACCGGAATATAGTACATCTGAAGCAGATGAGTTTATATCCGGTAATACTGGTGATTTAAGAAGTCAAAATAATTGCACACGTATAATTAAATTTGATGGTGTACAAGGTAACTTTTTTAATAACGTACCGGAACAGCATAAAACGCCATTCGATGAAATATATCAACTAGCTGCTGATATGGGAGGTGCTGGTTTTATTTTTACTGGAGAAAATGATGCGGATATTATGCATAACTCTGCTACAATTAATCTTAATATACTAAATGCTGTTAAACAATTTAATGAACAAAAGGGTTTAAATAAAACAAAAATTTTTTATAGTAGTAGTGCCTGTATGTATCCGGAGCACAATCAACTTGATCCAGACAACCCTAATTGTGAGGAGTCTTCTGCCTATCCAGCTGATCCGGATTCTGAGTATGGGTGGGAAAAATTGTTTAGTGAAAGACTATTTTTAGCTTATAACAGAAATTATAATATACCAGTTCGCATCGCACGATTTCATAATATTTTTGGACCCCTAGGTACCTGGGATGGTGGTAGAGAAAAAGCCCCTGCTGCTATCTGTAGAAAAGTTATTCAAAATAATAAAGAAATAGAAATATGGGGCGATGGAAATCAAACAAGAAGTTTTCTTTATGTTGATGAGTGTGTAGAAGGAGTTAGACGATTAATGGAATCAGAGTTTACTGAACCAGTAAACATTGGATCGGATGAAATGGTTACTATTAACCAACTAGTCGATATTGCTTGCACTGTGGAAAGTAAAGATATTGTTAAAAAACATATTGATGGTCCTTTAGGCGTAGCTGGTAGAAATTCTGATAATAGACTTATTAAAGAAAAAATTAACTGGTCACCTGATTACCCATTAGCTAAAGGAATAGAGCAAACATATAAATGGATTAAAAAACAAATTAAATCAAAATGAGTAAAAAAGCATTAGTAACAGGCGGGGCCGGGTTTATCGGGTCAAATTTAGTTGATCAACTTATTGCTGACGGTTATAAGGTAGCAATAATTGATAATGAAAGTTCAACCGTAAATGAAGAATTTTATTGGAATAATAAAGCAGAAAAACATCTTATCAATATAACAGATCAAAGAGAATGTAGTAAAGTTTTTTCTAGGTTTAAACCTGATTATGTTTTTCATTTAGCAGCACATTCACGAATTCCAGTTGCAATTAAAAATCCTATTGAGTCTTGTGATGTTAATGTAGTCGGTACATGTAATATGTTACAACAAAGTAGAGAGCACGGTGTAAAGAGATTTATGTTCTCATCTACATCATCTGTTTACGGTCTTGCAAATGTATGTCCATTAAAAGAAGACATGCCTAGAGACTGTTTAAACCCTTATTCTGTATCAAAAGCTGCAGCAGAAGAGTTATGTAAAATGTATTATAATCTGTTTGACCTTGAGACAGTTATATTTAGATACTTTAATGTATACGGAGAGCGTCAACCCCTAAAAGGTCAGTATGCACCTCTTATTGGTATTTTTCAAAAACAAAAAAACGCCGGAATGCCAATGACAGTTGTTGGAGATGGTGAACAGCGAAGAGATTTTACGTATGTTGGCGATATTGTTAGAGCTAATATATTAGCAGCAGAAAGCGAAAATCCAGATATTGTAGGGGAAATATTTAATGTAGGCACTGGTGTAAATCATAGTGTATTAGATGTAGCAAATATTATTGGTGGTGAGACTGAGTTTATTCCTGATAGACCTGGTGAAGCTAGAGAAACGCTAGCTGATTTAACAAAGAGTAGGGAGCTTCTTGGTTATGAACCAAGTGTTAAATTAGAACATTGGATTAAGTCTTATGAAGCTTAAAGTAGGTATTGTAGGTCATGGCTTTGTAGGTAAAGCAGTTGATTATGGGTTTTCAAATAATGTTAAAAAGAAATTAATTGACCCAAACTATAATACTACATGTGAGGATTTACTATCTTTTAACCCAGATGTTGTCTTTATATGCGCGCCTACCCCTATGAGTAATGATGGTAGTATTGATGCATCAATAGTAGAGCAATGTTGTGCTGAAGTAAGTGAATACACTAATGCATTAATTGTTCTCAAGTCAACAGTAACACCGGATATTGCAGGTAGGTTGTCAGATAAATTTAAAGACTTTGTTTATAATCCAGAATTCTTAACTGAGAAGAATGCTAATGAAGATTTTGTAAATCAATTTATGCTTGTATTAGGTGGTACAGGGCATAACACAGAAGAACTGTTAGATATATATAACGAATATAGTATATGTCGACCTTGTCCTGTTTTTCATATGTCAGCTACTGAAGCTGCATTTGTAAAATATAGCATTAATACCTTTTTAGCTACGAAAGTAACATTTTTTAATCAGTTGTATGATATAGCAAAAGTTCATAATGCTAACTATAATGCAATTATAAGTGCTGTAGGATCTGATCCACGTATTACACACTCACATACTACTGTTCCAGGATTTGATAATAAACGCGGTTACGGTGGTGCGTGTTTTCCTAAAGACACTGCTGCATTTAATTCTTTTGCCCAATGTTTTTCTATTTTAAACGAAACTATTAAGGTTAATAACGAGTATAGAAAAGATTACGAACTTGATGAAAGAGAAAAAGAACAAAACGTTCATTATAAGCCGGTCTAATATTGGATAAAAGGAACTACGTTGTTAAATAGTCTTATGGCAATGGCATCAATAGATAATTTAGCACCAACAAAAAGCTTGATTGATTTATCAGCTCCAGATAAAGGTGATTTTGGTTTAACTGACTACGATTTAACATTTCTCTTTGACGATATTCTATTAATTGAATATGTAGATTTATCAGAAATGGTACCAGAAGGTCAAGAAGCAATTGAACGAAATGGTATCTTAATTCCAACAAATCAAATTACTATGGCGTGGCGAAAAGGTAGAGTTATTCTATCAGGGCCAGATGCTAAATATGCTAAGGAAGGTGATATTGTTCTCTTTCCAAATAATATGGGTGTTACTATTTCTGGCGTCTCAGTTCCAGGTAAAGGGACGGTAGATAAGGGCATCTTTTTGAATGAAGAAAGAATGTTCGGTATCTGTAAAGAAAAAGATGATAATACAGAAAGCAGCTCTTGACGCTCTTTTATTAGACAATGTTTGTGAAATAAGATTTGCTCGTAGAATAATTAAACCTGGTCAAGCTCCTACGAGAAGAATGCTTTGTACGAAATCACTATCTCTGCTCAATTCAGTTAATGGTAGGATTTCATTAAATTATTTTCCACCGAAAGGCCCACCTAAAGCTTATTTAGGACCAGATAGATTAGCTGTTGCATGGGATATAATAATGCAAGATTATAGAAATATAAATACCCTGGAATGTGATTTAATACAACAAATACCTGCTAACGATGATTTTTGGGTTTACTTTAATGAGAATATATACCCTATGTCACCAGGTCAAAAATTTAATTTTATGAATTCATGAATGTAAGTTTAGAAAAAGTAACAGATTTTTTAAAGCCATTTTTATTACAAGATATAGTAATAAGAACAGATAAAAAAATATTAAAAAGAGGTAAGCTTAAGATTTTTCAAATTAAACAATATTATATAAATTTAACTTTAGAATTTAATGACTCAGTTAAATCTTATGAAATACCATACCCGTTTAAAATGTACCATGAAGAGAATAGAGGAATCTTAAATTATCATTTAAGCTCCTTTATACCTAAATCGCAAATAACTATGGTAAAGTTTTTAGATAGTTCCTCAAAATCAAAGCTATACGACAATCTTGTATATATATTGCCTTCTGAAAAAGCTATAGTATAATAAAGTGTGTTAGGTGGTTTATTAAAAAGCTTTCCGGAAGGATTTACTCCGAACTCTGCGCAAGTTAAATTATTAAAGAATATTGATCAAGCTTTTAGTGATGGTTATAAGTTTGTAGTATGTAATGCACCGACGGGATCAGGTAAAAGCTTTATATCAAAGACACTTGCAAACTCCTCAAAAGAGCCATCAGAAAATTTTAAAGACCTTATTACGTCATATACTGCTTTTAAAATAGATCAGACTGGATCATATACACATGAAGACGAGTGCGAAGATGAAGATGCCGCCGGTACTTTTGCTCTTACTATAACTAAAGCTTTACAAGATCAATATAAAGATCTATTTAATGATACAACTATTCTAAAAGGTAAGAGTAACTATATCAGTACAATTGATTCTAATATTGATGTTGAGTTAGAATCTCTTATTATGCCTAAAAACATATTAGAGGATCATAGAAGACGTCATAAATGTCCGTATCATAATGACCGTAAAGATGCTCTTATTAATAAGTTTGCTGCATTAAACTATAACATGTTCTTTTCTTTACCTAATCATGTAAAGAAGAAACAATATTTAGTATGTGATGAAGCTGCAGAGTTAGAAGATCAGTTGGTTAAAGAGTTTTCTTGTGATATTAATTTTGAAATGTTAAAGAGAATGGATGTTATGGTTCGTCCTTTTTATTCAAAAAATAATGCAAATGTTATAAAATGGATTAATAATCTTTTACTCGATTTAAGCGATAAAATAGATCAATTACGCGACTCTATTAGTAATACGAATAACAAAAAGTTTATAGTAGAAACCCGCCGACAGATTGTAAGTATGAGAAACTTACATTCAAAGCTTTCATTAATTATTGATACATGGAGTGAGAGTGAATACCTATTTGAAACAAGTAAGGAAGGAATTACCTTTATGCCTCTAAAAGTAAATAATCTTTCAAATCATCTCTTTAAGTATGCTGATAAAGTAATATTGATGTCTGCAACTATTATTGATCCTGTAAATTTTTGTAAAACATTAGGTATTAATAAATTTAAATATGTTGAAGCTGAGTCGTCGTTTAGTGCAGAAAAAGCGCCGATATATTGTAATACAAAAATTAAGCTTAACTACCATAACCTAAAGCGAAGCTTACCAAAAATTATTAAACAGGTAGAAGGTATTTGCGAGCATCATAAAAATGATAAGGGTATTATTCATACTCATAACAATACTATTACTTCATTCTTACAAAAAAAATTATTTAATGAGAGATTTTTGTTTAGAGAGCCGGGAGTTCGAAATGAAGAAATTTTAGATATACATTTAACTAATGACAAACCAACTGTATTAA